ACGACGAACATTGATTCTGTTAAGGGCTCCTTCAGAGATTTGAAGAGTTTTGTTACCCCAAATTACAGTACCTACATCTTGGAAGGTAGCGATTGGGTTAATTCTACCCTTATACAGGATGTCTCTATCTTCTTGAGTTACTTTCTTACGAGCTTTTACAGAATTTACAAGACCTCTTGTGTAACCCGCAGTTGCGAACCAAGGGAATGCGATGTTATCTGTAAGAGCCAAGTTACGAGTAACTTCAGCTGTAGGTGGAATGTATATCTGAGTAAGATTTACATTATCACGGGTCAATACCCAAGGGAAGTAAGTTGCTGTGTAGTTAGAATCTATTTCAGTATCTTCTAATCTATCAACAGCATCTTCAGGAAATATGTAATCGTTAGGGTTCTGATTTGTAGGTGTGTACATTTCCCAATCAGGCATTGTAACGATATATATTGAATCCGCTCTGTCTTGTTCAACCATATCTATTGCTGACTTAACAAGTTCAAGGTTGTTGAACATATCTATACCAGGAGTTGCCAATACATTTATATTAATTGCCACTGGATTTGCGAATGTTTGCATACCTATCAAATATGCGTAGTAATCAGTGTTTGCATAATCAATAATGTTACCATCGTTATTGATAGTTTTAAATGCTCCCCATCCTGTTGCTTGAGGGAATCTAATTGTAGGACAAGAACCTGCCAAATATGAAGGTTTACCGATCTGATATTCATCAGTATTTGTTCTCCATTGTCTGTATGTGTCCCAACCATCAAAACCACCTTGGAATACTAAAGAGAATTTTCTAGAATAAAGGTAATAATAAGGGTTGTTCGGATCTTGAGGATCTGATGTAAAGTCACCAGCACCACAATCAAACGCTTGTTGACCACTTGTAACATAATCTTCACCTATTGTGATTACAGTTGCACCTGAGTCCATATGGAAACCTCTAGTTAAATAATTCCAAACTAAATCATTCGTTGCAACACAAAGATCATTATTTTGTTTACCTTTATATTGTAAAAGGTCAGAATCAACACCAATTGTACTTGTAAAACCTAAATATTGTCTTCTTGGTTTGTCACCCAACGATTGAATAGGTGCTCCAAAAGGAGGATTGTAGATTACTTCACCAGGATAGTTAACTTTAGTTTTGTAAATTGGTTTTGGTGGTTTTGCGGAAGTCAAAGGACAATTAGAGTAACCTGAGTAAGTAGGAAGTACATATCCTTCAAAACCACAAGGTAATGTGTCAATTGGTGCAAACTCATTTACATCCAACATAATGAATTTTGATAGTGTTGCGTACTCACCATTACTAGTACCTATTTTCTTAGCAACATAGTTGTTAAGATTTGGATTCATTGTACAACCTTCAAATTTTTCAAACACAACAGGATTTCTATCGGTATCGTAAAAATCTCTAACAAATACATCAAATGTACCATCAACATATGAAAGATTTGCAATTGAAATTTTTACCTCTGTGTTAGCCGCGTTACCATCAGAGATTGAAATAACTTTAAATAACTTGTAAACTACATTACCACGAAGTTCAGATACAACCCAAGGAGTTTCAGGAGTTTGGAATTTATCCAAATAATAACCCAAAGAATATTGATTACCACTTCTAGCACTAGGTAATGAAACTAATGTACAATTTAAACCTTTAATATATGAATTCATATACAAGTTATATAACATCACAGGATAAACCTCTTCAACAAATACAGGTACTTCTGTTGCTGACTTGTCAAAGTTACCTTTACCTAAAACTTTAGAAATAAAATTCTGATCATTATCTTGTAAAGAAACTTCGAACTGAAATACATCACCAGATACGGTTAATCCTGAAATTCCAAATGCCGCGTAAGGATTAGAGTTTACTTGTGCATAATCACCTGAACAATCCATAACAACACCTGTTGTTGCTGAAACTTGATATTCAGGTCCTTGGTCAATTGATAAACCGCGTGATCTTAGAGTTGCTAAAACCAAACCTTCATAATCACAATAGCACGTTCCTGAAAATTCATTGTAGTATATATCGATACCACCAGTAATTTCTGTTGGTACACTTATAGCATCATAAGATGAAAGTGCAAATGTGAAAGAATATCCTACATATGTACAATTTGTAGAATCGAACAAAGTATAGAACCAAGTATTGTTTAAATAAGAAGTTAGTGTATTTGCGGTAAAATCTAAATTCTGAACACCAAATACATTTGTCGATGCAGTATATCCAAGACCCTCAACAGTTGCAATATCTGCAGAATCTAAAGATCCGTAATAATTTACATCTGTAGTATAGTTAGCACCCGAATTTGAAATCTGATCGGAAATGAACCCTTCTAACGATTCCAATAAAGTAACACTATTACCATTGTTGTCTGTAAATGTTGTACTTAACATACCACTAAACGGTAAAGATCCTGTTCCGATTACTTCGATTGATGATTCAGTAAATGCTGAATATGTTAAAGCACTAAAAGTCAAAGTGTTGATATTTTGTGCAGTACTTGTTGAAACTACGGTAGAGGAATCAACATTTGCAATACTTGTAATAGACCAAGATGGGCCCGCATCGTAACCCGATAGACCCAGAATTCTTGTTACAAACAATTGGTTAGATTGTTGTAGGTAGGATTTAGCGATGTAAGCAGATTCATATTTTGGGATTTGGGTATTAACAAATCTTTCGGATTTTGTATCACCGAAATATGTTCTGAATTCATCATAGTTAGTTATGAAGATAGGTTCGAATGCAGGCCCCTTCAGAGTTTCACCCACAATACCTAATGTTGTCACACCCACACTTTGAGCCACGAAGCTCAATTCTCTTTCTGAGGTGTACACACCAGGCGACACAAATACTTTACTAGATGTTGCCATTATTTTTTATATTTTTTTTGTTTATTTTACAAATAAATATTCAAATAAATGTCAAAATACTTTACATTATGAAAAGTATTTATGAATTAGGATAATAAATTCTACCTAAATTATCTAAAAGTATGAAAGACATTAAAAATCTAAAAATCAGTAGTAAAACACACGAAATTTTAAAATCTTATTGTGAAAAAAAAGGATTAAAAATTTATAAATTTGTTGAAAAATTAATAATTGAAAATTGTAAACAAAATAAAGATATATATGGTGAATAATTAAACTATTATTGTTTTGAATCTAATGTTGGAGTCTTCCATAACATTCAACTTTGTAATATTAAAAGTAATATTATCATTTGTATTTATCTGAATCAAGTCCACATCTGTACCAAAAAAATCCCCATTTATAAAAACATCATAGGTGATCACATTTACGGAATCTAATAAACTAAGATCTACTCTATAATCAAAAACATCACTCAATGAGGTATTACCATTCAAAAATTTTACATCTAATTCTGTTTTATTAATTTCTTTGTTAGTTGGTATATTTTTTTTGATTTTCTTATTTGTCTCTACCATATGTAAAACTCGAGTAACTGCAGGATTAACCTCAAATTCATTTTCATCTATTAGAAATCCTAATAATGTAAAAGAATATGTCTGTATATAATACTTTCTTTTTTCTACCTCCTTTACAGATTCATCACTTATATCATTCATAACAATTGGTATGTAATGACCTTTAATGATTTGATAAGATTGTCTTGATGAAAATTTTTCCAAAACAATTTTGTTGAACTCGTTTATTTCTCTCATCCTATTACAAACAATCTTAACTTGGTATGTGATATCAACAGGAACTGGTTGGGGTATTGTATATACATCCATACCTTTTCTATTACCATCCCAAGTTGGGACCGACGCATAAAAATATTGTTTTCTATTTGGAATGTTATACATAAGAGCAGGATTGGTTCCAAATTTAACTTCAGGTTGACGAATTACAGTAATAAATGGCAATGACACATTATCATCCAAGTCGTGTATGTTCCAAGTTTCAGTAAACTGAGCCCAATTCTGTGTTGTAATCAAAATGTCAATCATAGGTATTGTTTTACCTGCGACAGTAGTTTTGAGTTGATCTTTTGTAAAATCCAAAAATCCACGATCCAAATCCGCGTGTAAAACCGACTTGGGTAAATAAGTTCCATCTTGATTGATTTTTTCTAAAAGTTGTCTTCTTCTTTCCAACAGAATACTCTGAGGTTCAAGAGGAATGTGCTTTTTTATTTTTTTACCAAATATCATTATATTCCTTTGAATTCATTATTATTAACAGGACTTGCAATATATGTTTTATAAAAAGGTTTGAATCCTGCATATGTATGTTTATTATCTGAAACAATTCTACCATCATTTACTACTGAATAATATCTAACAGTATCTTCTGTTTCATAGTATCCAATATAATCACCTAACCCAATTTCTATTCCTAACTCATCAAGGTGTTTAGTATATACCGAAAATCTCATATTTCCTGGTTCTGTTTGAACCACTTGAGATGTTCCGATATATCTGTTTTCAGGGGCATTAACCAAAACATAAGCTTTAAATTCTATTGGTGGGTGAAACTTTACACCATCGGGTAAAACCTCACCATATACATCATCGATCTTGGTTCTTAGTCTATCAACTCTATAAAGAACCAAAGTGAAATTCATATCACCAAGTAACCACTCTTCACCCATATCGATGTCCAAATTATAATCTTGGCCATCAAAGAACTTACCTAATCTGGTAATTGGAACCTTTTTGTTCATATTGATAAATAGTTTAAATTTACTATTTTTATGATTATTGTGGAAAATACCATCAAAACGATAGAACAAAAAGCTTTAGATATTTTATCCAATTACGAAGGATCTAATAACTATCTTTTAAAACTACAGAACAACTTAAAAACAAATAAGAAGTTCTATCCTACTCGCGCTCAATCCGATTACATTTTAAATTACCATACCACAAACCCAAAGGTTGCCAAAAAATGGGTTGATTTAGATTTCTATTTTTCTAAGAAGTTTGCTGACGAAAAATTGTTAGTGTCAATACCAAAACAATTATGGGTAGAAAAGATCTTAGTTGAAAAAGACACATCGTATCACATATGGGGAAAGTTTTTTAGTGGAGATACAATTCAAGATATGTGGGTTCCAAAATCCGCAATTATTAAAAGTAATAGAACCGAACCTATTGAGATTGATTATATAAAGTATGAACATAGACCTCCTTTATCTCATCAAAAGGAAGCTATTGAAAAATTAACAAGTAATAAAAAATTTATATTAGCCGATGATATGGGTTTGGGTAAAACAACTTCTACCATTATCTCATCGATTGAAACCAAATCAAAAAAGATATTAATCGTTTGTCCTGCATCACTCAAAATTAATTGGTTTAGAGAAATACAAAACTACACAGATAG